TGATCCGCTGCCCGAACCTTTGCCCGAGCCCGATCCAGAACCTGTACCACTTCCTGATCCGCGTCCCGATCCAGATCCTGTCCCTGTACCCGAACCGGTACCCGTACCCGTGCCCGTTCCAGATCCGGTCCCTGTTCCAGTTCCCGTTCCGGAACCACTGCCACTTCCTGTGCCGGACCCTGATCCCGACCCGCTGCCCGAACCACTACCTGAACCACGTCCGCTGCCGGAACCTGAACCACTACCCGATCCCGAGCCCGATCCCGACCCACTACCGGATCCCGAGCCCGTGCCGCTGCCGCTTCCAGACCCAGACCCGGAGCCTGAACCTGATCCACTCCCGCTACCTGACCCACTTCCTGACCCACTTCCAGAACCGGTGCCCGTGCCCCAACTGCCACTGCCGGAACCCGAGCCATAGCGCCGACAGCAATAGCAGGTCGACATGTCGATGATGTAACCCATCACGCACCGCTCCCACCGCAGTGCTCTGCGCTGATCGTTGCGCCGGGCGGCAAGCAGATGTCGCGCGTACACACCGACAAGCGACAAGTGATCGGATCGAACACGACTTTCGTCACCACGGTGACACACGATCCGGAGCCCGACCCTGAACCACCTGATCCCGGGTCACAACATCCGTCGGCCAGCGCGATGACTTCCCACACGCCGCTGTCGGCGAAGTGTTTGGCCAGTCCATATTTGCCTGCAGGCACACCGGTCGCCGGCACGACCCCGAGCGCATCCACCACGGTGAACACGAGCGGCTGCGGACACCATTTCGTTCCGTCGTAGAGCACGAGTGCCGCCGATGCCGAACCACAACGCGTGAGACTCGACGACAACACGAAGCGCCAGTGGTCCTCGTAATCCCCCAGCACCTGCCAGCGCGACTCGTATTCATTCCACAGACACCAGACCCAGTCGCCGCTGCCAAATCGCGCGGGCACGCGCCCCGTGGACTTGTGCAGGGCCACCACGGCGGAGCGCTGCGCCGGTGGATAGCCGGCTTGATGCCAGATGGTTTCCGTGGCGTCACTCGTGTCGGCCGCATAGGTATGGCTGCTGCCGAAGTAGAACACGGGCCGACAGCCGGTCATCTTCATCCAGCCATCCGGTTCCGGCGACACGGCTGCTTGCCAGGTGCCTGCCAGCTGAAAAACCGCGAAGCGCGCGCGTTCGCTCAGTCGCACCACCGCCCACTTCACACCCGTGCCCGCTTCCTTCCACAGGATGCGCGTCTGGCCGTTGGGAATACTCCGCAAGTGCGTGGTCGTGCCCGCGATGGGCTCGGCATAGAGTTCGGTGTCACGCACGACATCGATACGCACCGGTGTGACACCGGCCACAATCCCACGACCAATCGCGTCGTCGGCCAGGGGCTCGAGCAGGATGGCCACACGAGGGTTGCGCACGGGGCTGCTGGGAGCCACACCATTGAAGCTGACCCGATTCTTGAACTCGGCCAAATTGTCGGCCGGTGTGACGATCGGTTCTTGCAGCGCGAGGATGCTGAAGCGATCGAGATCGGCACCGGTGGAGTTGCGTACGCGGATGATGCTGGTGCTGCGTGTCTCACGCTGCGGCTCCTCGAGCGTATCGTGGCGCCGACTACGATCGGCACGCACGGCATCGATGAACGCGTTGTACGCGGCGGCCGGGATTTCCAGACGCTGGCCGGCCTGCACTTTTTTGAGTGGGTCGCCCATCGCTTAGGTTCCTATGCCGAGTCCCGAAAAATCTCCCAGTTCGTACACTCGCTCGACATAGGCCGCGATGGGACGCTTGACCAGCACATGCTGGTCTTCCGCGTCAGCGTAGCGAACCCACAGATACTCCCAGCCCTTCTTGGCGATCCCGGTGATGGGACCGACGGCCAGACCGGTGACGTTTGGGCTGGCGGCAAAACGATAGGTAATCTCCCAGTCATCGCTGCCGCGCTTGGAACCAGCCGCGCCCAAGAACAATACTTCACCAACTGAAAAACCCTTGAAGGCCGCGCCATTCACTTTGCCGGTCAGAAAGAACAAGGTGGCCTTATAGGCCGGCGTGACCAAGGCGCCCGAGAGATAATGGGTTTCGGTGAAGTTGTAGACGGGCAGTGTGATGTCGGTCCCTTCGACACTGTCAGTCGTGACCCCCATCGCGCCTTGAAAATTGGGTGCCGTGAAACCGGCCGGCGCATAGGCCCCAATCGTCTGCAAGCTCTGCGTGATGTGCTGCGTGCCGCCACCCGTGTCGAAGGTAAATTGGGTTTCGCTTTCCTGATGCACATAGCGCACCGTGCATTCCCAGACGCCGCCACCGAGCGGCGCCACGGAGAAGCTGTCTCGCACCAGGCCATCGTAGAGCGTGGGTGCGGTGGCGGCCACGAGCGCCTTGACCTGCAGATCGTCCTCCGTGCCCTGTACCAAGTACAGGAGTTCGGTGGAAGGCGTGCTGCCCTGCGTGGCTTCGCGGCTGTTGAAGCGTTCGTCGATCGTGATGGTCATGGCGCGTTCTACCCAGTGAAGACGAGCTTGCCTTGCTTGGCTTGATCCACGAGCTGCTTGGTGTTGCTGACGATCTGCTCGGTCGCCTTGGCCGTACGCTCGGCCAGACTGTCGGCACCCAATCCGCGCGCGGCCAGCGCACTGAATGTGCCCTGCGTGTCGATCTTGCGTTGTTCGTCACCCAGGAGTGCGCCGCTGTCAGCCAGGCTGTCTTGCAGCTTCTTGAGCCGCGTCGGATCGGTCATCCCGGTGGCCGCACGCTCGTCGGCCGCTTTGCCGATGGCCGCCTGCCACTCTTCCCGAGCCCGCGCCAATTCGCCTTCCGTAGCTGCCAGATCCTCGGCGTACTGCGATTGGCGGCGAGCCTGTTCTTCAGCCTGCATCTGCCCGAGTGTCTGTTCAGTACCTACGCGATCGGCTTCAATCTGCGCGCGGCGAGATTGGCGTTCTTGGTCGCGGCGGCCCACTGCGTCGAGCATGCTCTGATCGGCCCCGGCGTTGGACTGCTCGACTTCGCGGTTGATGCGATTGACTTCCGCGTCCACGTTGATGTCTTCGTCGAACAGCGACTTGAGCCGCACCCAGGCTTTTTCGATGAAGCCAACCGCCGTGAACCAGGTCTTGGTCAAGAGGTTGGTGAACACGGCCCACGCGTCCGCCAGAAATCCGATGGTCTCAGTCCAGCCGACTTCAATGGCCGCCCAGCCGTCGTTGAAGATGCGTGCGGCGCCGTACACGGCTCCGCTCACGGTCGACACGAAAAAGTCCTTGAACTGGATCCACAGTCCGTTGAGATAGTTGATGCCGCGATTCCACTCGAGCTTAAGCGTGAGCCACAGGATCTTGGCGGCCAGTGCGATGTCACCCGCCGCCAGCGCATCGGCAATCCCCCGCCAGGCACCGAGCGCATCGTCTTTAAGGGCCGCGAAGTTCTGGGCCAGGCCGTCCAGGGCCGCGCCACCGAGTCCCGAGGCATACACGATGTAGGCGGCCAGCCCCGCGAACGCCGCCACCACGAGCCCGATGGGCGAAAGTAGCGCGGCCAGGACTTGGCCCACGATACCCACGGCCGTGCCGATTGCTCCAAACGCGGTGACGACCACACCGAGTACGGTACCGAGTCCCGTGATCACACCGCCCAAGGCAATGAGTCCGGCACCGACTGCCACGACTCCGGCCAGGACCTTGAACACCGTGACAACGAGCGTCTTGTTCTGTTCGATCCACTTGCGGATCGTGATCACGATGCGCGCGGCACCCAATGCCACCTCGGTCAGCAGCGGAGCCAAGGCACTGCCGACCACACGTGCGACCGAGAGCACCGTTTTCCACAAGGCCGTGAAGGCATCGCCCAACCGCGTGGCCGCTTCCGCATCTTCGGCCCGCATCGTCAGTCCCAAGTCCCGGGCTTCCGCTTCGAGTTGTCGGATGCCGCGCGCACCGTCCGACATGAGCGGCAACAACTGCGTGCCCGACTTGCCGAACACTTCCATGGCCAGAGCCGCCCGCAGGGCCGGGTTCCGGATTTGTGAGAGTCGCTCGGCGATCAAGCGGAACTGTGCGTCGGGCGACAAACGACCGAGATCGTTTACCGACAGCCCCAATGCCGAGAGCGCGGCCACGGCCGACTTCGAACCTCCGGCCGCCTCGACCAACTGTTTCTGCATTTTGCGGAGCGAGGCTTCCAGCGTTTCCACATCGGTGCCCGACTGCTCGGCCGCATAGGCCAGCTCGCTCAGTACCTCCACGCTCACGCCAGTGCGCTGCGACATCTTGTTAAGTGCGTCCCCGGCACTCGCGAAATGTTTGACGGCGGAGAGGAAGGGAGTGAGGAGCGCGGTACCGGCCGCCACGGTCTTGAAGCCAGCCGACTGGACGGCCGCACCAAACGTCTTGAGGCGCGCGGACGCGGCCGCCAGCCCTTTTACCAGGCGGCTGTCTTTCGTGTAGAGCTCGATGTACGCCGCACCGGCGCGGATCCCTTGAGCGTTGGGCATCGTTTACTGTCGCTCCACAAACACGCGTTTGAGTATTTCGATTCCGGCCTTCAGCACGGCCCGCGGGCCAGGGGCGAGCAGCGGATGGAACTCCGCCGGTGAAAAGGGTCGCGGCCGCTTCTTGGGATTGCGATGCACGTTGGCCGTCATCGCCAAGAGCGTGGCCGTATGCGACCACACTTCCCGGCGTCGGGCGTCGCTCATCCACACGAGTTCCCGCAGCGTCAGTCGGCTGGGATCGACGCCAACAATTCCGGCAAGTTGCCAGATGAGACGCCAGGTGTCGTGGCCGGTGACGGTGTGTCGCGGAGAGCCGCTTCCAGCGTCTCGTCCCACCGCGGGTCGTCCAGTCGCGTGCTGGCCAGCGCGATCGCCTTCGCTTCGAGTTGCCGTAGTCGCAGCAGGGCTTTGGCCAGCACCTGCCGCTTCGGCTGCGGGAAAAAATCGACGAGTTCCTCCAAGAGGGCCGTGCAGGCGTGTTCAATCACATCGCCGGCCATCGCCCGACCGAAGTCTTCATCGGTAATCCCGCGCGCGTCGGCCTCCGGCTGGCAGATCGCGTACACGCAGTCGCACAGCAGCACGGGGTCCGTGACCAGCCGCTCGATCAACTGGCCTTCGACCGCGTCGAGCAGATTGACCTGGAGTAGTGTGCGGACGCGCTTGATGCACTCCACGTTGATCGTGACGGTCCACGCGCGGCCCGCATTATCCGTAAACGTCTTCATCAGTGGCTCCTGCGAGGGACTGAGGGTTGTTATGGAGTGGTCATCCAGGCCGGCGGGTTGGCGGAATACGTGGGCTTCACGGTCACACTGGCCGTGATGGCTTCCTCGAGCGGTTCGTTGCGGCTGAAGTTGGTGACCATGAAGCTGGCCCGCAGACCTTGCGATCCCGCGGCCGCCACGTCGCCATCGAGTACCGCGAGTTCCAGCGCGGTCTTATTGAGAAACGCATCGCGGATCGCCGTGAAATCGTCGTCGGCCGAGTCCCACACCATGTCGAACTCGACTGAACCATCTTTGAGGGTGGCCACGGTGGCCCGCCAACCGTTATTGCCGCGCGTGGTCGCATCCGCCTCGCCCGTCTCCAGGCTCAGCGTCACATCGCGCACGTTCTTGATCTCATTCCACACGGGCGTGGCAAACGTGCCCGTATTGCGGAACATTTTGGCATCCAAACCGAGCTTGACGCTCATGGTGATTCCTTTCCTCGTGGATTACTTGACGCTATTGGCCCACAGGCCGGTGAATTTCGGGAGTTCGCGCTGCATGGCTGGTCCCATGAATGGACGCTTCGGGTACGTGGCCAGCCGCTTGCGACTGCGCCGTTTCCGTCCCTCCGTGACGACCGCCACACCACCCAATTCCTGCAGGGCCGGCACGGTCGTGCGATTGCTGCCGCTGAGCCGCACGGGACCGTTCAATTTCACGGGGCCGACGATCACCGATCGCGACTGCGGATCGAATACGAACCAGATGTTTTTCAGGGATGCCACCGGGTCGCGACTGTGCACGCTCGGGGGCGAGCCGGGTGTTGACACACGTTTGCGACGTCGCAGCGACGATCGGGCCGACCGACGGATAAACGCACCGGCCTTGGACAGATTCTTAGCGCTCGCCTTGCCCACCGCGTCGATCACGGCCTGGCGGTCGAAGAACATCTGTTTGGATTGAAAGCCGACGGTCGTCATGGAATTGTCTGTCCAATTACGGAGCCGTATACCCTTGTGCATTGACATACACGGCAGCGCCCGTGGTGATGCATGCCACGTTCAGCGCGGCATTGGCAGTCGTCTTCAAGGGACAGGCGAACGTAATGGTTTCGGTCGTCGTCATGCTGGCTGCCACGTGGCCGCGCCAGATGACGGTCGCACCATCCTTGAGCACGAGTTCCGTGGCCGTGGCGTTGGTGTTCTTCACCTGCATCGAAGTGATGTAACGTCGCAGTCCCGCCCCGGCAGCCGCCGCGAGCACCACATCGGTCGTATTGACGATGCCGCCAGCAGCCGCTGCGTAATTCCATTCGAGTTCCGGGATCTGCCAGGGTTTGACAATTTGCACACCCTGCAGCGTCGTCACGAAGTCGGCCACGTCGCCCGTGGACACCGTCGTGTAGGCGGCCGAGATACCGCGTCCCGACACAATGATGGGTGCCGAACTGCCGCGCGCTCCGTCGTGCGCCACAGGGCCGACGGCCACGACTTGTCCAATGGCGGTCGTCGTGGAGGGTGCCCCAAGCAGGTTGACCCCCACGCCTTGACCGATCACCGTCTGGCCGCGGCCAGCCGTGATCTCGGCCGTCAGTTCCGCATAGTCCTGGCAGTTGATGAATGCGGAGACCAGTCCGATATTAGCGGCAGGTGCCGCCGCCAGCGCGAAGCGTCCCGATCCGGTGACATACGCTCCCGCGAAGGTCGATCCATCCATGTCGAGCGTATTGGCGTCCACCACGGTGACCGAGTAATTGCCGCGGATGTCGGCTCCACCGCTGGTGAGGCCGTTGAGGGCCTCAATCCAGACCGTTTGCGTTCCGGTCAGCCCGTGCGCTGTGGACGTCAGGCGGATCACGCCGCCCGGTCCGGCCACGGCGTTGCTGATCAACTTCCAGGCCTGGTGATTCATCGACCGGATGCGCAGTTTGTAGAACGCCGAGGGGTCGGGGATCTGCTGATGCCGCACGTACGAATTCGAACGTCCGGTCGTGGCGTCCAAGGTTCGCGAGTGAAAGTAGCATTCGTCCGAAAAAGGCTCGAGTTCCAGGATCGCCGGTGAAGCCGTGGTGACGATGGTGACCGCTGCCGACTCCAACGGCGCCAGGCCACCGTTTTGGACGGCATATTTCATCTGCGTTACGGTTGTACTGGCCGCCCCTCCGATGTCGGCTTGCAGCGAATGCTTGCCGTCCGGCACGCCGGTAACGGGATCCACGGAAACGGCTTCCACGATGTGGTGCGTGTTGGCTTGTCGCGTAGCGCCCGACGTGAGGGCCACCATGGCGCGGAAGGGGATCGTGAACGTGTCCTTGGAGAGCAGTTCGACAAAGCCGCCCGCCGTGGTTCCCGAGTTGATGGTAAGGTTCCCACCACTCACAATGGCCGTGGAGCCGCCGCTTTCCACCACATCCCATAGTTCGGCCAGCGGACGCGTCCAGGAATCCCGGAACTTCTTTTGGATCGACTTGATCTTCATCATGTCGTCCAAGTCATCGAACCCCGGGATATTCCGCGAGACGCCTTGGTCGTCGGTGAAGCGTACCGGATACGGGCCCACATCCACGCGCGTCATGTTGTCGGGTCTCCTTCATCGCGCCACCACAGCGTGTGGCATGCAGGTCATTTCCACAGGCGAAACGTCAGGGTCAATACGCTCGTAAACACGCGTAGTTCCTGCAGGTGCTCGGCCGCGTAGACCGGCGTGTTTTGTACACCCACGCAACGGGCCGCCGGCAGGTTGCTGAGTGGCTCATGTCGGAAGTGATCAGCAATTTCCTCGACCAGCAGCACCAACGCATCGAGGTTCACCAGCGTCGGATCGACTTTCTGTTGCACCGCCACATCGATCTCGTAGTCGTAGCTGTCCCGCTGTCGATCGAGCGACTTACTGGCAACGGACCGTGGCACCACCGTCACGTGCAAGTTCGCCATCGTGACCAACTCAAACGTGGGCAGGTACGCCCGCGTGGCCGTAAACGACTGGCTGAAGCTGTGGGTATTCAGCTCGGTGGTCACGGCGGCGGCAATGTCGACAATCGTGGCGGCCATCACACGGCTCCGGTGACCGTGCCTCGCGGTGAGGCACGGCTGGCGTTAATACTCCCACGGCCCAGGTCAGGACTTGTTGTTGGACGGCGGAACCGTCGGCGGATCGGTACCGGGCACGAGGCTCAGGATTAATTGCCGGATCCGTTCGAACGCCTCGTCACTCAGCAGCAACGGCTGGTTCGTGGACTTGCGAAACGCGCGCCAGATCTGCACCCCGATCAACACCATGAGCAACAGACTTGGCAATGCCTGGGATGCCAGCGTGCCCCCTAGTGCCTGAAAGAGCAGCGACAAGATGCTGGGTGTGACTTGCGGCTGCACCAACGGCTGCACGATCGGTGGGATCACGACCGGTTGATTGGGCTGCAGCGGGTTGATCACCGGCACGTCAACACTGGGAGTGATCGGCGTGAACGGCGGATCGTACCCGATTGCGGGCTGAGCATCCGGGAGGGCTTGCTGGTTGCCGGCGGACTGAACCTTGTCGGCTCGATTCGTCCGCGTCACTTTCTCAACATACTTGCGGATGGCGGCCGACATGGCCGTGGCCAGTTGCTTGGCATCCCCGTCATATCCGGTCACCTGCATCACGACCGTGCCCGGATCACCAAACCGGCGATTGCGCGGCGGTTGGATCAGAATCGTCGGGTAGCTGGCGATGCGGATCGCCTTCCAGCGCCAACCTTGCGTGGCATCATCACTGCGATACACGCGGAAATGGGCCCACGACTGTTTGGCATCGTCCGGATTGGCGAAGGCCAACAAATACGTCGAGGTCTTCCAATCGGACTTGAGTTTGTCACAGGCCGCGCAGTTGGGCGAGGTGATGATCGAAATGAACCACTTGTGCGAGTCGTCCTCGGGGACAGTCATCACTTCGGCGAACTTGTCCGCGGTCGAACCGTGGAGTCCTTCGCCCGTGTGGGTGACCAGATCGCCGCGCCGAATGATCTCGGCAATGGCCGAATCGGGTACATTCGTCTGCGCGCACGCTTGCGCCGCACAGAGTACCAACAGAGGAAATGCCAACATCCAAGACATGCGTTTCATGTGTGTCGTATCCTTACCACCATTGAACGTAACGAGGCACAGCAGGACTCGGCGGGTAATCGAGGATGACTACCCACTGGCCCGACGACAGATGCAAACGACGGAATTCTTCCCAGGTGTACTCGTCCACCTGTTTCGGCGAGTTGTTGTCGCAGACGTACCAGACGTTGCGCTGCGGATCCCAGGCATAGAGCGTCTGAAAATGATTGGCGGCCGCGCCGATCGCGGCGAAGCGACCCGTTTTGGCCGCCCACTGCATCCATTCCCAGGTGTTGGAACCCGTGACGTTGTAGACCCGCATGCCACGACGCGCGGCGTACGTTTCCACACGACTGGGACCCGAACCTCCGCGTACGGCGGGACCATAAGCGGTGTCCCACAACAGCGTGTAGGCCAGCGGCACGTTCTGCCAAATGCCGCACATGCCGATAGAACACTGGACGCAGGACCCGTCCGGGTTGCGATACCAGGCTCGCAATTCCGGCGGTACCTGCATGGTGTGCGGTACTTGTTCGGGAGGTTGCGACTGTCCTTGGGAAACAGCGGGCACGCTCGCGAGAGCGGCCACGATCATGATCAGTCTGAACATCAGTTGATTCCGATGAACTTGGTGTGAATCCGCAACAGTTTTCCGAACGGGTCGCTGTAACGCCACGACGGTTCGCCGCCGTAGGCCATCACTTCGAACGTCGACGTGTTGAGTCCCACGGTTTCGGTGATCCGATCGCCGGGCTCGGGTGTTACCGTGACGCTGTTGAGAATCAGGTTGGCGGCGGGGATCAGAAAATCCCGGTCGGTCCATTCCATCCGCACGCCGCCATAGCCATCGTCCAGCTTGAGCAGTGTGCGACCGATCGTGGCCAGGACCGCGACGTTGTTGGCGCCGCGGTGGTAGACCACGCTGTGCGAGGCGAATTCCTGCAGTTGGTTGGCGAGCCAGGCTTGGCCCGCCTCAAGGAGATCCGCCATCGCGACCTCACTGACTCAATCGCACGCGGACCGTCGTGTCAGCCGATACGGCCGCGCGGGCGACCTTGCCGATCTGCTTGTTGCCCGACGCGGTCGTGGTCACGACGTTGTTGGTGTCGTCCCAGTACAGGATGGTGCCCATCGAGTAGGCGACACCCGTGTTCTTGGCGAAATCAAAGACGCCATCGACGGCCAGCGCGCCGGCCTCACCAGACGACAAAGGGCGCTCGACCACGCCCACCAGATCGCCCAGGACCACGACTTCACCGGCGGACAGTGCGCTGCCGGGCGTGTGATCGATGTATTTGCCGTCCGAAACATAGGTTGCCTGAGGCATGTGTTACTCTCCGAAAAATGAATGACCAAATAGGCTGCGACGACCAAGGCGTGGCTTACACTTCGCCCTTGCTTTTGAGACCGCCGCGCGGATCTTGCAGAGCCACACCGAAATCGTGATAGCCGCGCATTTGCACGCCCAGCACATTGAAGTCGGCGTCGGCCGTTTCGATCGTGGGTGCTTCCTGACCATTGAGGAACGCGACCTCGATCACCGGCAGATCGTTGGGCTCGGCCAGCAAGTACCAGGCCTTGGCCGAGTAACCGGTGTAGCTGCTGTTGGCCAGGTACCGGCTGACTTCCACCCGGAACTTGCCTTGGTGCGGGTTGGCGATGGGGAACTTCGTGTTGGCCGTGGTGTCGCGCAGTTCCATCGACTTGTAGAGCTGCGAGCCGATGGCCGACAGCGCGGTCGGCACCAACAGGACGGACGGCATCACGCCGATCGGTTTGCCATCGCTGTCCGTCTGATCCATGAACTTGACTTCGCCTTCGGTCAGGCCGTCGATCGTCAGGGCCGTGGTGGCGCCGCTGATGTAGTTCTTGGCACCGGCCGTGAAGAACGAAGAGTTGTTCAGGAACGTCGACCAGAAGATGTCGTTGATTTTCAGGCCCGAACCGCGACCGAGCTTACGGGGCACCGTGGTGATGGCGCCCAGGTCATCGTTGATGATGTCCCGGCGGTCGATCGAGAGCATCAAGCCGTACGTGTCGGCCTTGTTGGTGAACAACTCGTTGCCGAGCGATCCGTGCTTGAGTTCGCCGCCCGGATTCACCAATTCGTACTGATCCTTGCCGATCAAGCGGTAACTGGTCACGGTCTTGAAGTCGCTCACGTTCCGCACCGCGCAGATGTTGCGCCACGTGCGCTCGACACTGAAGAAACCTTCCAGCAAAAACTTGTTGGCCACGTTGGACAGAATCCCGCCAATGTCGATCGTCGAGAAGGCCGCTTCCACCGTGTGACCAAAGGCATATCGCAACACGGCTCGGCTGTCCCGGAAGTTGCGACCCATGTAGCCGTTGATCCAGGCGGCTTCCAGCAGGAGTTCCTGCAGGCCGATGCCGCCGCGGAATCGCCGTTCCGCGATCTCGAGCGTCTGTTCGTTGTAGCTGAGTTCCGGATGCGCGAGGCCCGCCGTGAGCATGCAGGCGGCTTCCAGCACTTCACTGTGAATGCTGTTATTGGGCGTATGTACGGCTGGCGCGGTCGGTCGGTTGCCACGGACGAGTGCCAATCGCGTGCGCTGTTCCGTCCAGCCTTCGCGAATGGCCTGCGCTTCCAGATCGGGCGCACAGCCATTGCAGGCTCGGCGGATGGCGGCGATGCGTTGACTTTCCAGGGCCGCGGCCTCACGCATGGCCGTGATCGGGTCCGCTTCCGTTTCACTGGTGCTGGCCGGTGCGGGACTGGAGGGCGGAGTGGCCGGCGTTTCGGTACGGGGCGGGGTATCTTCTTCGGGAATCACAATGGGATCGTCCACTATCGCATCTCCTGTGTCACACGAGGCCAGGGCCGCCACGTTGGCGCTCGTTGCGCCGTCGGCTCCCAGGTCCACGAAACTGATCTCACCCAAGGTCGCCTT